CGTCCACGTTCAACTTCCGCTACGAAGAGGTGCTGGGCCCCGAGTCGATCCGGCTGGGGGTGTGGGGGTACATGGGCCTGGTCCTGTCCCGCTACCCGATGGCGTGGGCCCGGATCACGATCGTGCCGCCCACCACCGGTGGACTGCCGCTCGAAGCCGCCCCCGCCGACGAACCGCCGGCGGCCGATGACGAGGCCGTCGAAACCCGGTCCCGGCGGAAGTAGAAAGGGAACCCAGCGATGGCGGCGGCGTGGCCTGCCTTGGCCGACGTGAAGGCTTATCTTCGCCTCGGTTCGGACACCACCGACGATCAGGTGATCTCCGAGCAGCTCGCCGCCGCCATCGACTGGGTTACCGCCCGCTGCCCCGATTGGGTGAACCCGGCCAACCCGAACTTCTTGCCTAACCCGCTCTTCACGGTGACGGTCATGGAGGCCGGCCGCCTGTACCGCCGACGTGACAGCGTGGACGGCACCATCGGGTGGGGGGACATGGGATTGGTCCGGGTCGGGCCCAAAGACCCCGACATCGAAACGCTGATTGCCGCCTACCTGGCCATCGTCGTATGACCTGGCACCGCCAGACCGCGGCCGACGCCCTGGTGTCGGTGCTGGGGGCGGCGAACCCGGGGGTGCAGATCCACGACTCGCCGCCCATGACCCTGAACCCGATGTGCGTGGTGGTCATGCGCCCCCAGGTCGTCATGTACGCCGTCGCCGCCTTCTCGGTCGACGAGGCCACCCTGCCCGTCGCCATCGTCGGCGGCCTCGAGTCCGAGGACCTGATCGACGCCATCCGCGACGCCTGCCGCAAAGCGCTCGACGCCGACCCCACCCTGGGCGGGGCGGTCGTATCCGCCTACTGCGAGCAGGAACGCAACTGGCGGAACGTGACCGGGGCGGGCGGGGTCCAGTTGCTGTACGTCGAGCTGGTCCTACTGGTCCGGATGTGAAAGGAACCCGAAATGGCTAACGCAACCGCAGCCCCCCCGGAGATCAGCCTGACCGCGACGGGGGACCCGACACCGCCGCCGGTCAACCCGCTGATCATGAACAACTGCTACTTCGAGCTGGGCGGCGTCAACCTGCGCTGCACCGTCAAACATCTCGAAGCCGGCTTTCCGGAGAACAAGCTGGTGACCGTCACGTCGTTCTGCAACGAGACCGACTACCCGGGCGTCACGAAGTACCACCTCCGGGTCACGTTCAACCAGGACTTCAGCGCAGGGTCGGTGTTCGCCACCCTGAACGCCGCACTGCAGGCCTACCAGGCCTCCCAGACCCCGGTGAACTTCAAGGCCCGCCCCTATTACAACTCGGCGGCGTCTGCCACCAACCCGACCATCTCGGGGATGGTGATCCCCCAGCCGTTCCCGCTGATGATGGGCGACGCCGGAGCCGCCTCAGAATGCGCCGTCGACTGGAACCTGACCGGCCCGCCGTCGATCGACTACGGGGCGGTCGCCGCCGCCGGGGCCACATCGGGAGCCCCCGGCTACTACACGCCGTCAGGGGCGGCAGTGCCGGCCAACCTGGCCGCCCTGTCCGGGGTCGTCGCCACCCCGGTCACCGCCTGGGCCACCGGGTCCTATGTGATCACCGCCGATTTGCTGGCCAACCACTGGTCGGGGACGGCGTGGGTGGCCGGGAAGGCTTGATGCCCACCGCCGTCACCGCCGTCGGCCTGGCCGCCCTCCAACGGGACTGGCAGGCCCTGTACAAGCCGGGCGGGCCGATCGACAAGGCCATGTCGGCCGCCGGTATGGCCGCCATCGCCCCCGTCGCCGCCCTCACCCGGGGTGCGGTGCCGCAGAACACCGGCCGCCTGGCCGCCACCGTGCGGCAACGCCCGATCCGCACCGGCGGCGAGGTCGACCTGGGCGACTCCGGTACCCGCTACGGCGGGTGGATCGAGTTCGGCGGCTGGCGCCGGGCCCCGCACGAGTCCTACCGGGACTACGACTCCCGGGGCCGGTTCCTGTTCCCCTCCGGGCTCGCCGCCCTATCCGACTCGGCGGTGGCCGCCGACGAGGTCAAGGCCATCCAGGCCGCGTCTGACGGGTTCCGGTGGACGAACCCGGGCGACGCCGCCGCCGGGTCGGTTCATGACTGACCTCAACGGCGCCGCCGTCGCCCTGCCCACCTTGGTGTCTGTCACCATGGACTTCAACCGGCGGCTCCCCGCCCAGCGGTTCTTGGACCTGTTGGCCCGCATCGAACCGGTGCCGTTCCCCCAGCTGTCGGAGTCCCAGCCGTTCCGGTTGGTGGCGTTCCGGGCGCTGATCCGCGACTACCCCGACCGGGACCCCACCTCGCTGTGGATGCACGCCTACGACTGCGAGGTCCAAATCGTCGACGAGGACCCTACGTTGCCAAGCTCGCCGACGCCCGGGCCGCTTTCTGTCGCTACTACCGCTGCCTTCCCCGCGACGTCGACGAGCTGAGCGACGAGGACTTCGCGGCCATGGTCCGGCTGATGAACCGGGAAGCGGCCGAGCTGGCCGCCGCGGCTAGGCGGCGCTGATGGCCGGCCCGTCGGTCGCCGTACGGGTCACCGCCGACACCTCGGCGGCCGGCAAGGCCATGACCGATGTCGCCTCGACGGGGGCGTCGGCCGCCTCGAAGCTGCATTCGGCGTTCGGCTCGGCCCTGTCCGCCCTGAACTCGACGGGGGTGCTGGGACCGTTCGGCGAGGCGCTGGGCGGGATCAACGAGGCGCTCGGGTCGGTGGCCGAACACGCCCACGAGATCGGCCCGGCCATGCTCGGCGTCGGCACCGCCCTGGCCGGCGTCGGTGTCGGGCTCACCGCCCTGGGGTCGAAGGACCAGGCCGCCCACCAGCAGCTCCAGGCGTCGGTCCAGGCCACCGGGAAGGACTACGAGGACTACGCCAAACAGGTTGACGAGGCCATCAAACACCAGGAGAAGTTCGGGGACAGCTCGTCGCAAACCCAGGACGCCCTGTCCCGGCTGACCCAGGCCACCCACGATCCCGCCGTCGCCCTCAACCTCCTGGGCGAGGCGACCGACCTGGCCGCCGCCAAGCACGAAAGCCTCAGCCAGGCGGCCGGCGACCTCGGCAAGGTCTACGACGGGAACACCAAGCTGTTGAAGCAGTACGGGATTGTGGTGGACGCCCACACCCATCTGACCAAGGACGGGCAGACCGCGACCGAGGCCCTGGCCGGGGTCCTCAAGGGTCAGGCGTCGGCGGCGGCCGACACCTTCAACGGCCGGCTTGAGGCCATGAAAACCCATTTCGAGGACATGGCGGCCACGATCGGCCAGAAGTACGGGCCGGCCCTGACGGCGGTGGGGTCCGGCATGGCCGGGGTCGGCGCCGCCATCCAGGTGGTTAACGCCCTTCACGTGGCGGAGGTGTTCGGCTGGTTGGCCGACGCCGCCGCCGCCGCCGCCGCCGCCGTGGCCGAGAACCTGGCCCTGCTCGGGATACCGATCCTGATCGCCGCGGTGGTGGCCGGGATCGCCTGGATGGTGACCCACTGGCAGCAGGTCAAAGCCGCGGTGATGGACGCCTACAACTGGATCGTGGCCAACTGGCCTTATTTGGTGGGGGTGCTGTCGGGCCCGTTCGGGATCGCCGCCGCCCTCATCTACAAGCACTGGTCCGATGTCAAAGCGTGGGCGCAGGACGCCTACCAGTTCATCGTCGGCCTGTGGTCCGGGCTCGAATCGGTGTTGGAAGCCCCGTTCAAGGCGGCGCTCGACACCATCACCCGCATCTGGAACGACACCATCGGCAAACTGAAAATGCCGAGCATCCCCGGCGCCGGCGTTGTCGGCGGCGCCCTGAGCGCCATCGGCCTGCAAACCGGCGGGATCGTCACCTCGCCCACGCTGGCCGTCATCGGCGAGAACGGACCGGAGGCGGTGGTGCCGCTCAGCCACGGCATGCCCGGCGGCCCTACGGTCCACATCGAGAACGCCACGTTCAACAGCGCGGTCGACGCCGACCTGATCGCCAAACGGATCGAGTTCGCCACCACCGCCGGGTGGGCCTACTAGTGGCCTACTGCACCTCCCCGGACACCCTGCGCCTGGAGCTGCTCGACGCCACCGGGAACGTGGTCGACAGCTTGGACCTGATGGACGAAACCAACGGCTACCGGGTCGCCTCCTTCGACGTCGGGTTCCCGACGGTGCGGGAAGTCAAAGCCGCCTACCCGACCCGCGACGGCGACTACGACACCACCGCCCTGTTCGGCCCCCGGGTGGTGACCATCGCCGGGTCGCTGATCCCCTCGACGTCGGGGTCGCGTCAAGCCGCCCTGGCCGCCCTGGCCCACTGGGCTCAGCCCCGACTGCGGCCCCGGCTGGTCTACGCCGTCGACGCCGGCGAGGAGCTGCTCGCCATCGGTCTGCGGGGCTCGCAACTGGCCAGCGTGTACGACAACCCCCAGGTGTCCGCCTTCCAGGTGTCGTGGGTGGCGCCCGACCCCGTCGCCCACGGCCTGTCCACCCACACCCTGACGATCCAGCCGGAGTCGACGGGCACGATCGCCGGGCGGGCCTACCCGCTGACCTTTAACCGCACCTACCCGACGGCCGGGCCGGGCGGCTCGGGGATGGGGACGGCCACCAACGGCGGCGACTACCCGACCTGGCCGACCTTGCGGTTCTACGGGCCGTGCACCAACCCGGCGGTGTACTGGGTCACCCCGCCCGGCGGGGCCGTCGCCTTCACCGGGTTGACAATCAACGCCGGCGACTACCTCGACGTCGACACCTTCGCCCAAACCGCTTTGCTCAACGGCCAAACCGCCGCCTCCCGCTACTCCTACCTCGATTTCACCCAAACCGTGTGGCAGCCGTTCTTCGCCGGGGACACCACCATCCGCTTCGCCCCGGCCACGTTCTCGCCGCCCTGCCAGCTCGCCGTGTTCTGGACCGACGCCTCGCTCTGAAAGGCCCCCCATGACCGATACCGAACCGTTGGCGGCCGGCGACTACGACGCCCCCCTGTGGCTCCAGGCGCTCACCTACCCGGCGCAAACCGACCGGGACCTGATCGACGCCGTCTACAACCACGGCGGCGTCCTCGGCCAGGGCGAGCTGCTGGTGGCGCCGAGGGCGGCGGGCGGGAACATGTCCGTGGATGTCGCCCCCGGCCGGGTCGTGGTCACCGGCAGCGACATCGCCGGGCAGGGCAAATACCTGGGCCGCATGCGCAACACCGTCAACGTGCCGCTCACCGCCGCCCCCGGCGCCGGGCTGACCCGCATCGACCTGGTCTACGCCCATGTCACCGACGCCACCGTGGTCGGCGGGACCGTCAACAACCTGACCGTCGAAACGCCGATCGCCGGCACCCCGGCGTCGTCCAACCCGGTGGTGCCGACCCTGCCGCCGTCGTCGGAGGCGTTGGCCCAGATCGTGGTTGCGTCCGGCACCGCCGCGATCACCGCCGGGATGATCACCGACCGCCGCCGCCTGGCCGCCACCGGGGTCGGCGCCGACACCCTGCACGCCAAAATGCTGCGGGGCGCCGCCTACCAGGTCACCGGGTCGTACGCCCCGTTCCTCTTCGACGGCACCGTCCGCGATCCGGCGGGGATGTGGAACGCCGGCCAGATCGGTTTCGTGGTCCCCGTGTCGGGGATCTACCTGGTCGGCTTCAGTTTCATCCTGAACCCGACCAGCTCGCCCACCGTCGGACAGTTCGCCGCCGGGCGGGTCACCGTCGGCGGGGCCAGCGTGGCATCCATGGGCGTGCACCAGTCGATGGGTTTCGGGTTCGGTCCACTGATCTCCACCGCCGCCTACGTCGCCGCCGGACAGACCGTGCAGATGCAGGCCACCTGCACCCCGGCCAACCTGAACGGCATCACCGGCGTCGACGCCGCGTTCGGGACCATCGACTACCTCGGCACCGGATGAGCGCTGCTACCTGGTCCTTCACGCTGTCGAGGGCGACGGGCGAGAACGTCGGCCCGCTCACCGCCGCCCGGGCCCGGAAACTGTCGTTCTTTCTCGACTCGGCCGCCACCGCCGCCTTCACCATGCCCGGCGAACACCCCGAAACCGCGTCGGTCGTCGAGCTGGCCACCGACGTCGTCTGTTCCCGCAACGGGGTCAACCTGTTCCGGGGCCGGCTCGGCAACAGCTCCGACACCCTGGCCGCCGACCAGATCGACACCGCCCTGTCGGCCATCGACTACCGGGGCATGCTCGGCCGGCGGATCATGTGGTTCAACGACACCCGGTCGTGGCGGGGCGCCGACCAGGCCGACATCGCCTGGCAGATGATCGCCGACACCCAAGCCCTGCCCGGCGGCGCCCTCGGTATCACCCGGGGGGCGGCGGCGGCCACCGGCACCCTGCGCGACCGGGACTACGACCCCGGCAAAAACGTGGGCGAAGCCCTCAGCCAGCTCGGCGAATGCCAGGGCGGTTTCGACTGGGAGATCGACGCCAGCCGCCGCTTCAACCTGTACTACCCGCAGCGGGGTAGGGCCACCGGGCTGGTCCTCACCTACGGCCGCGACATCGTCGCCCTGACCCGCACCCTCGACGCCTCCGTGTTCGCCAACGCCATCCGCTACACCGGGTCGGCCACCACCACCGCCGACGAAGTCTCGGTGTCGACCTGGGACCCCGAGATCGGCCGGTGGGACGGCCAGAAATCCGACCCCAACCTCATCCTGCAAACCACGTTGGACCAGGCCGCGGCCGGGGAGCTGGCCGACGCCTCCACCCTGTCCCCGGCGTTCTCGGTGACCCTGGCCGCCGGGGCGTGGGACCCGGCCCAGATCTGGGTGGGCGACACCGTGCGCCTCATCGTCCAGTCCGGGCGGCTCAACGTCGACACCACCCGCCGCATCGTGCAGATCGACGTCACCCTGTCCGACGACGGCGACGAAACCGTGGTCCTGTCCGTCGCCGCCGCCCAGTCCACCCTGACCGCCCGGCTGGTGTCCTACAACTCCCGCATCAACAACCTGGAACGGGCCGCCGGGTACATCCCCGACGTGCCCGTAGGGGCCATGTACGACTGGCCCGGCACGACCCCGCCGGCGCTCACCATGTGGGCCGACGGCTCCGTGCTCAACATCGCCCAATACCCCGAGCTGCACACCGCCATCGGCAACACCTACGGCGGCGACGGGGTCACCACCTTCGCCCTGCCCGACTGCCGGGGCCGCATGACCGTGGCCGCCGGCGCCGGCACCGGGCTCACCGCCCGCAGCGCCGGGCAGAAAGGCGGCGCCGAAACGGTGCAACTATCGGCGGCCGCCACCGGCCCCCACAACCACGGTTTCGGCGGTGCCACCCAGGCCGAGAGCGGCAACCACGCCCACGACTTCGGCGGCGCCACCCAAGCCGAGGCGGGCGACCACAACCACGCCTTCACGGCCACCAGCAGCACCGAGAGCGCCGCCCACCAGCACGGCCTGGGGTTCGCGTGGTCCCAGATTGCCGCCACCGCCGCGGCGTCGGCGTTCAACGCCATCGTTGCCGGCGCCAACTCCAGCGGCACCAACATCACCAGCCACACCCACGGCGTGGCCGGCACCTCCCAAGGCAAAAGCGCCTCCCACACCCACCCGATCGTCCCCGGCACCACCGGACTGGAAACGGCCACCCACACCCATCCCATCAACCCCGGTTTCACCGACAACGGCGGCACCACCGGCGCCGCCCACGAAAACATGCCCCCCTGGATCGCCATCGGCAAGGTCATCAAAGTCATGTCGCCCCAGAACGCCGGATGAAAGGCAACCCCATGCCCGATATCGACTGGCCGCCGCCGGCGCCCGACCCGCCCGAAGAACCCGACGAGGACTGGGCCCGCCTGGCCGACTGGCTCGCCGAACACGACGACGAACCCGAGGCGTCATGAGCCTCCAACGGGTCGGGATACCGTCACCCAACTACTCCTCGAGGGGCGGGGCCAAGGTGCGCCTGGTCGTGATCCATACCGCCGAGGGTGCTCTCACCTACCAGGCGCTCGGCTCGTTCTTCGCCAACCCGGCCAGCGGGGTGTCGTCCCATACCGGGATTGACGACACCCCGAACGTGGTGGGGGAGTACGTGCGGGGCCCCGATGCGAAGGCGTGGACGCAGGCCAACGCCAACCCGTATTCGGTGGCGACCGAGCTGTGCGCGTTCGCGGCGTGGTCGGCGGCGGACTGGGCCGCCCACCCCCAGATGCTGGCCAACTGCGCGGCGTGGATCGCCGAGGAGGCCGCCGCCTACGACATCCCGCTGGTCAAACTGGACGCAGGCCAAGCCCAGGGCGGCGCCGCCGGCGTCTGTGGCCACGTCGACCTCGGCGCCGCCGGCGGGAACCACTGGGACCCCGGCCCGTCCTTCCCGTGGGCCCAGGTCATGTCCATGGCCATGGCCGGCGGGGCCGGGACCACACCAACACAAGGAGGAGCGGTGGAAATTTGCAGCACACCCAGCGGCGGCGGCTACTGGATCGCCGGGTCCGACGGCGGCGTGTTCACCTACGGCGACGCCGGGTTCTACGGCAGCCTGGGCGACGTCCGCCTCGACGCCCCCATCGTCGGGATGGCCGCCACCCCCACCGGGCACGGCTACTGGCTGTTAGGCCAGGACGGCGGCGTGTTCACCTTTGGCGACGCCCTCTTCCACGGCGCCCCCACCGGCCTCATCCGATGACCGAAACCCAGGCGTGGTGGATCATCGCCGAGGTCGGCGTCGTCGCCCTCATCACCCTGCTCACCTTCCTGCTCGCCCGCCGCTGAGAGGTGCCGTGGCGGGTCAAACGAGAGGTTTACATGATCCTGTTGGGCGTGGCCGCCCTGACCCTGGCCATCATCGTGCTCGTCTTGAACCGGGACCTGTCCTCCGACCTGCTGGCCGTCATCGGCCTGATCGGCGGGGTCGCCATCGTCATCGTCACCCTGCCCGCCAACGGCAACAACCACCACGACTGACCGTTGGGCGAATGGGATGGATGTCTGTTCTGGCTGACCCTGGTCGGCCTCGTCGCCCTCGGCGCCGTCGTCGCCGGGATCATCGTGCTGTTCTTCCTCCGACTGAGCTGACACCTGGGTGTCATGCGCCCATGGCCGCCCGGAGCTGCTCGAGCGACGCCCGGCGCAGATAGCGTTGCGTGGTCGCCAACGACACGTGCCCGAGGGCCTCCTGGACGACCCGGACGTTGCCGCAGCGGTCCAACATGTCGGAGGCGAAGGTGTGCCGCAGGGCGTGGGCGGAGATCCCGTCGCGGGGCCCGGTCTTGATTCCCGCCTCGGCCATCCACCCCGTCACCATCCGCGACAAGCTCGAAGCGGACAGGCCGACCAGCCGCCCGGGCCGGCGGTACGCCGCCCAGGCGTCGAGGTGGTCGGCCACCGAGCCGGGGACGGGCAGGACCCGTTCGTCGCCCCGTTTGCCGACCACGAAGACGGTGCGGGCGCCGGCGTCGTAGTCGGCGGTGGCGAGGCGGGCCACTTCGCAGCAGCGCAGCCCGCAGCCGGCCATCAGCTCGACGACGAGCTCGGCCCGGGCGTCGGGCAGGACCAGGCGGAGGCGGGCCATCTGACCGGCCGACAGGGCCCGGGGCGTGTGGCGGGGCTCGCGGATCCGGCCGAGTCCGATGGTCGGGTCGGCGGTCATCAGCCCGCTTTCGCCGCACCATGTGCAGAACGTGCGGACGGTGGACAGATAGGACCGCCGGCTGGCCGGGCGCAGCCCGCCCACGCTGCCCTGCCAGAGCCGAACCAGGTCGCGGTCGAGGCCGGCGAGCTCGAGGCTGGCAGGGCAGGCGGCCACGAGCATGCCGAGCCGGGAGCGGAGATGGCGGGCGGTGAGGGCGGTCACCTCGCCCCGGGTGTGACGGTCGGCGATGTAGGCGGCGACGGCGTCGGACAGCAGCATTACAACCCCTTTGTGAGGTCCCCGTCCTCCGCCAGCATGTCCTGTACCAGTCCCAGCGCGCCCAGGAGCTGGTTGCGGGCCCAGATCGGTTCGGCTGGCCCGTCCAGGTCGCCGGTCTGGGCCACCAGGTCGATGAGCGTTTGTTCCACCCGGCGCAGCCTGTCGTTGCCGCTCATGGCGTGCGCTCCGAACGGTCGTTCTGTGCGGACGCTTCGTCAAGGGAGCGGAGCGCCTTGGTCAGCAGGTCGAGCATGATCGCCCCGTCATGCAACCGCTCGGCTTCGAGGATGGCGGCCTCGATGTACAGCACTGCGGCCCACTTTGGCGTCAGGCGCTCGACCCGTATGACCTCAGCGATGAGCTCGGCGTCGGTCATCTTGCGAGTTACCGACAGGTGCGCAGAATCGGCGTTCTGCTCGGTCACGACGCCACCCGCAGCGCGGCGGTGGGCGAATACCATTTGGTAGACGGATCCAACCACTCCAGTGGCACCCCGCAGCGCATCGCCCACAGGCGCAGGACCGAGAGGCGGGGGACGATTCGGTCCCGTTCGTAGTTGCTGATCGTGTTTCGGGTCACGCCGAGATACTCCTGTAGGTCGGTTGAGCTCAGTCCGGCAGCCCGCCGGGATTTGGAGAGCCGGTCGCCGAGACTCCACTCCGGAATCATGTGCACAAGTCTATGCACAACCCGGATGGCAGTGCAAGGCGTGATGCCCAGTCCTGTTGACAGAGACTTGTGCAATGCACAAGAGTGGGGCCCATGGACCTTCTCACCACCCGCCAGGTCGCGGCCATGCTCGACCCCCCGGTCGACGTCTCCACCATCTCCCGGTGGGTGCAGCTCGGGAAGGTCACCCCAGCAGTCCGCCTACCCGGCAGCGGTCAAATGCTGTTCGATCCCGAGGAGGTCGAACGACTAGCAGCGGTGTGGACCGCGTCGCAGTCCTGCCGGGCGTCGTGACCGGCGCCGTCGTCGGGACCGTCTACACCCTGCGATGCATCTGCGGGGCCGGATGGGACTCGCCAGCCCATCAACGCCTGCTGTCATCCCGGTACGCGTCACGGTGGCGTCATGGTGGCGGGGACATCGAGGGCTACCGGCAGTGGATGCGCGAGAACCTGGCCCGCCCCGACCAAGGGCTCACCGTCAACGGTGACGACGGGATCATCCTGCGGCACTGGCAGAACGGTGGCGATCCGGGGCTGTGGATCCTGGCCGAGTTCAAGACCAACGGCGCCCAGCTCGGCTGGGCCGACAAGCAAACCCTTAATGCCGTGCGGTCACCGCAATACAAGCTGTTCGGCTGCTCGATCGAGATCGACGGCGACGTTCCGACAGCCCTCGAGCACTGGCCGGCTGATCGGTCCACCCCACGCCCATCGACGACCTGCACCGTGAAGATCTGGCGGCCGAACGGCCGCATCGTCCCCTACCGTGTCGCCCCCGGTCAGCTAGCCGGATGGCTGCACGACGCTCTCGGGGTGGCCCGATGAGCGTTATCGCCATCCCTGACCCCGGACCGGGCGTCGACGTCGAGCTGATCGACATCGCCGGGATTCTGGCCTGGCTCGAGGATGTCGACGACATCGAGTCTGTCGATGAGATCAAGCAACGAGCCATAGCTCTGGAGCAGTACCTGACCAAACGGGGCGACCAGGGCCCCGCTCAGACCATCGCCCGGATATCAGAGGTCCGAATCGGTGAGCTGCTCGGCGAAGGCCGCCGCGGAGGCCGCTTGTCTCAATCCGCTCGCGAGCGGATTGAGAAGATCGCCGAGGACGACCGCCGCCGGTTCCGCCTAATGGCCAAGTACCGCGGAGTCGTTGAGGACGTCATCCCATGCTCGAGGGCGGCCGTACTGAAGGCGATCGAACGTCACCGCCGCCGCTATATCGACGACGAGGCCCGGGCCATCACCCGGCTCGATGTCGACGACGAGTCCGGAGACGGGTGGGCCATGCTGGCCGGCGACTTCGCCGACCGGGCCGCCGACCTGGCCGACGGGTCCATCGATCTGATCGTCACCGATCCGCCCTACCCCCGCGAGTTCCTCGGGTTGTGGTCGCTGTTGGCCAAAGAGGCGGCCCGGGTCCTCAAACCACAAGGGATCCTTGTGGCCCTATCCGGCCAGATCATGCTCCCCGAGGTCCTATCTCGCCTCGGGGAACATTTGGCCTACGGCTGGCAGTACTGCCAACCCATGCCAGGCAGCCCACAGTCGCGGATTCTGGCCCGTCAGGTCATCCAGTCCTACAAGCCGTGGCTCGCCTACTCAAACGGGGCTTGGCCGTCAGGCCGGGTCGACTGGCACGCCGACACCCTCGACGGGTCCACCTTCACCAAAGACCGGTACCGGTGGCAACAGTCGCCGGAACCGGCCCGGCTACTCGTCTCCTACCTGGCCCCCGAAAACGGGCTCGTCCTCGACCCCTTCGCCGGGGTCGGAACCTACGGCGCCGCCGCCCTCGCCGCCGGCCGCCGGTTCGTCGGCGTCGAAAGCGACCATGACCGCTTCGTCGCCGCCTGCGACCGGTTACCCAAATCAGATGATGACCAGGAGGTCTTCGACATGACCGAGGTTCCATGAGCATCGCCGCCGCCGTCGAGATCGCCGACCGGGCCCAGCCCCTGTCGATCACCCAGCTCGACCTCATCAAACGGACCCTCTCCGATAAGCCGCTCACCGACGACGAGCTCGCCCTGTTCGCCCAGGTCTGCAACCGCACCCACCTCGACCCCTTCCAAAAACAGATCTGGGCGTTGCACATCCGCGGCCGGTTCCAGCCCACCGTGGGGATCGAAGGGTTCCGGCTTATCGCGCAGCGCTCCGGGAACTACGCCGGCCAGCAACCGGCCCAGTGGTGCGGGACCGACGGGGTATGGCGCGACGTGTGGCTCGAATCCACCCCGCCGGCCGCGGCCCGGGCCACCGTGCTCCGCAAAGACTGGGCCGAACCCATGGTCGCCGTCGCCGTCTTCAAGGAGTACACCACCGGCGAAGGCCGTTGGAAAACTGCGCCCACCGCCCAGCTGGCCAAATGCGCCGAAGCCCTCGCCCTCCGCAAATCGTTCACCGAGGACCTCTCCGGGCTCTACACCGACGACGAGCTCGACAACGTCGCCGACACCCCGCCGCCGGCTGCCGCCCCGTCCGGGGACTTCTACCCCGACGCCCGGCACATGATCCCCGAGGATAACCGGGCCACCCTGATCGCAGCGTGGGACCGTCTCGGCCCCGGCGCCCAGACCTGGCTGGCTGGGATGGCCAAAACCAACGGTATCCCCAATGTCCGCGGCGCCACGCATCTCCTCACCCACCGCGACCGGCTGGCGTGGCTCATCCTCGTCGCCCAACTCATGCACGAAAAACCCGAACCCGAAGCCGACGCTGACGAACCGGTACCCGCTGACGTCCACGACGACGACACCAGCCCCGAAGCGTACGAGCGGCCACCCAAATACGACCCCGACGACGCCGCCCCTCCGGGCCGCCCCATGCCATGACCACACTCACCCCCCACCGGGCGGCGCTCCAAGCCCGCCACCTTCACGCCCTCGGCCGCCACGACGAAGCCCAACTCCTCGAGGACTACGTGACCAGACACGCAGCCCAGCACTGCCGCATCTGCGGGCGGCGCCTCACCCACCCCATATCCCTTGCCCGGGGCGTGGGGCCAGAGTGCTGGGCCAACCAGCCGCCACCCGAGGCGGCGTGATGCCCGGCCGCATCCCGATCGAGGACCTTCCTAAGGAGTGGCGTCGCAAGATTTCGGGCGGTGGGCCCGCGTCGCAAGGCGCGGGCCGGGCTGACTTGGTTGGGCCCGTAGAGACCACCGCCCGAATACCCACCCCGTGGCGGTGTCCGACCTGTGGCGCTACGGGCGACACCGCCGCGGGTCTCGACCGTCACGCCGACACCGAACGCCACTACCGAATCGACACGGTGTGGTGATCTGGGTGATCTGGCGGGCCGGTTTGTGGTGGGACCGGCACCGCCTACGCCACCTCCAATACCGATACGAGCTCTACGGCGACGTGTCCGACGTCGCCGTTTTCGGTGCCATGCGCCGCGTCCAGCAACGCGAGCTGGGCGAGCCGTCCTATCCGCCGAATGGGACCGGGAGCCGATGAGTGACCGATACGAAAAGGATTCGGGTCGACGTGGAAGACGTGCAGATCCTCGTCGAGATGATCGACGAGCGTTACAACGGGCGCGGCGCCGGTCACGGCCGCCGCATGGAACTGCACGAAGCGTTGGCGCTCGACCGGTTACGCACGGCGGTGCTGAACCGGTTGCGGATGACGTGGCTGAGATGAGCTGGCAGGCGGCACGGGCCGTGCTGGATATCGACGCGCTGAACCCGACGGCGAAGTTCGTGCTGATCGTTCTGTGTTTGCGGGCTGGTGCTGATGGGCGGACGTGGCCGTCGGTGGCAACCATCTGCGCTGATACCGGGTACGCCGACAGCGCGGTCCGTCGAGCGCTCATCCACCTTCAAAAGAGCGGGCATATCGGACTTATCCACAGGTCGGGAAGGTCGTCGTTGGTTTCGGTTGACCCCGTTCTCTCGGAACGGGGTACCGCGTTCCCTAGTACAGGTACCGCGTTCCCTCGTACCAAAAAGCGCGTTCCCTCCGACACCCAGAAGTATAAGGAAGTGAAACAAGAAGTAGCGGAGCCCGCCTCGCCCGCGTTGCGGTCGGGCTCCGCTAGCAACGGCAACGGCTGCGCTCCCCATGAGCTGCTGCATGACTACGAGTGGGTCGAGCTGGACGACGGCACCGTCGAGAGGAGATGGCTCCATGGCCAGAGTTCCTGACCCGTCCCGCTACCGGGTGCCCGACGAGGAGGAGTACCGGGAACAGTTCGGTCACGGCGGCCCGGTGGCGAAGCCGGACTATGTGAAGGTGATGCTGGAGGTGTGCCGGCACAGCCTGGCCGGGATTGAACCCGAACCGACCCAGCTCTTCGACGAGTCGGCCGAGCTCGACGACGCCATCGAGCGGCACCCAGCGAACGGCACCGCATGACCGAACCCCGGGCCGAGAATAGGTCTTATGTCAAGCCGCGGCCCCGGCTGCTCGACCTGTTCTGCGGCGCCGGCGGCGCGGCCATGGGCTACCACCGGGCCGGGTTCGACGTGGTCGGCGTCGACATCGACCCGCAGCCCCGCTACCCCTTCGAATTCCACCAGGGCGACGCCTTGACCTGGCCGCTCGACGGCTACGACGCCATCCACGCCTCCCCGCCCTGCCACGACCACAGTTCGGCCAGTAGCTCCGACGACGGCACCGGGTGGATGCTCGACGCCACCATCGAGCGGCTACGCCCGCTGACGGTGCCGTGGGTCGTCGAGAACGTGGTCGGCCCGACCGTCACCATGGGCGGGTGGTGGTTCGTGCTCTGCGGGTCATCCTTCGGGTTGCGTGTCCGCCGGCATCGCCGCTTCCGGTCCAAGGCCCTGCTCCTGCCGCCGCAGTGCCGCCCACCGCGAGCAGGGGACACCGCTCGGCGTCTACGGCAACGGCGGGCCGGGCAAGAGCACCCGCCCGTCCGGTGGTGGTGGCACGAAAGCGGACCGCCGCCAGTTCGGCGAGCTGATGGACATGCCATGGGCCACACCGGCCGAGATCGTCCAGGCCATCCCGCCCGCCTACACCGAGTGGATCGGCGGCCAGTTGATCGCAGGTCTGCCATGACCGCCGATAACCATCATTCCGTAAACCAAGAGCTCGTTCCGATGGTCCTGGTCGGCGCCGGTCCTGACGGTGGCTGGCCTGATCCTGAGCGCTACGCCGCCATGTACGCCAAGCATCGGGCACACTTCGATCTAATGGACCGGGCAACCAGCGAAGCAGTCCGCATCATGAGGGACCATTACCCCGACGTCGGCGTGCGACAGATGACGTATCAGATCGTCGACGACATCGCAGTCGTAGTGCTGGTCTACGACCAGCGAGACGCTCCGACCGCCGTGAAGTTCGAGACACCGTGACCGGCGACCCGTACGCCTCGACCGCCTACCGCGGCGCCAGACCCGCCGTGCTAGAGGCGGCCGGGTGGCACTGCCAGATCAGACTGCCGGGATGCACCTGGCTGGCCACCACCGTGGACCACGTCGTCCCGCTGGCCATGGGTGGCACGCATAGCCCCCAGAATCTGCGGGCGGCATGCCTCCACTGCAACAGCATGGGTGGTGGGCGGATCACCCAGGCCAAGAGGCGGGCCGGTCGGGTCGGACGGCGCTCCCGTCGCTGGTGACCCGGGCCCCCCACCCGGGGGGGTTTTTTCTGCCGTCCACCTCTGTTCAT